TCACGCCGCGTAAAGCACGCTGAACATGCGAATCATGATGAGTAGGCCGATGATGGCAATGACGATTTCCGCGATAAGCAGAATTATCGCAACGGTTTTGCGATTGCCGAGTTTGACGTCGAGCAGTTTTGCGAAAAGGAAAGCGACGAAGCCCAAGGCTGCTCCGTTCAGCGCGATCGCGCCGACCTGGCCGTTGGTAAGAACGCTTTCCCCGACTTTGGCGAGTATCGAATTGATGGTGGCGGTGAACACCAGCAGGCTCCATACGCCGTATCCAATCAATCCTACCGCCGCATAGCCGAACGGGCGGAATCGTTCCTTGAGTTTGAAAGTGAACGATTCGGCGCACCACAACAATGCGAAGCCCACAACGAAGGTGAACGCCACGGCAAGGAATGCGGCTTCCAATGCCCACGGAACGAGTGCCAACGAATGGTCCATCAAGGTAAAGTACAGCGGAGAACATGCGATTTCGCCGATAGCGAGCACGCCGGCAACGATAATCACCTGCGCAAGCATCAGGGGGATTTCAGTGGCGGGCTGTTCGATTACAGGCTTGATGTCTTTCGAAGTCATGCGTCATCCGTTTCAGTCGGTGTCATACGGTTTGTAATGTCCGACAGTGTACCTACGGAATGTTTCGGGAACGATATGCCACATTTTGCCTACACATTGCCCACATTTTTCCATAACCCACCGTGGAAAAGGGTTGAATCGCAGTGAATCGCGATGATGCCAAAACCGTTGGAGAATAAAGGAAAACCGCCATCTCTGGCGGTTTCCAAAAGTGCCTCCAGCGGGACTCGAACCCACCGGCGAAAAGCTTCAGACACCAACCGTTTCAACGGTTCCATCGACACCTTGCGTCACGTTTGCCCACATTTTGCCCACATTCCGCGAAAAAAGCAAACCACCCATCCTCTCCGACAGCTCATCCAGATCATCATCGAAGAGATCGGCGTAAACGTCCAATGTCATGGCGGCGCTCTTGTGCCCCAACTGCCTTTGCACGGTCTTGACGTTAGCGCCGGACTGCACCATAAGTGACGCCGCCGTATGCCGCAGATCGTGAATCGTCATGTGGCCACGCTCCACGCCCGCGCGACGAAGAGCCACCGCGAACCACCCATCGCTTCGCGTCGGATTCCAGCCATTACCCATCGGCTCGTCCAAAGGCTCGCCGGGAGCGGTGAAAAGGAAATCGGACGGCCTGCGCCCCTCGCATTGCCTGGCGAGCAGTGGACGCAACACCAGGGGGAACATCACCGAACGTCCATCATGTGTTTTCGGGTCGGTCTCCACCAGCCTGCTGGAAAGGCGCGTGATGCTCCTATATATATGCAGCCTGCACCGTTGCAGGTCGACGTCCTCGACACGGAGCGCCACGAGCTCACCCCACCTCATGCCGCACAGGCCCAATGTCAGCACGATCGGCTCACGCCAACCGCACTGCATCGCCACACGAGACAATTCGTCAGCCGAGAGATAGACGTGCTTCCGCACCTGCTTTCGCGGCAGCTCGATGCCGTCGCATGGATTGTCGTGGATGCAGCGATCGGCCTTCGCCCTCTCCATGAGGCTGCGAAGCAGATTCTCGGCGCGAATCGTCACGGACGCACTGCGTCGTCCTGCCAGATCTGTGACCCACCCCTGCACCTCGCCTCGCGCGATCGACTGCACTTCCCTCATGCCCCACTGCGGCTCCACATGCACGCGCCAAGCGTCTTCCAGCGACTTGATGTAGCTTGGCTTGGCTTTGGTCTTTTTGGCCGCTATCCACGGCTCCCAAAAATCCTCGACCAAGCGTCGTCCTGCTTGCGGGTCGATGTATGCTCCGACGCTTTTCGCGGTGGTCACGTTGGCCGCTCCCCATGCGTCGGCGTCCATCTTGCGCCGGAAGCCTCTTTTGCCTGTGGTCGTGCCGTCCGGCTTGCGGTAGCGCACCTCGTATCTTTTTCCGGCTTTGGTGGCGTATTGGCGGATCGTGTAGGCCATGCTCTCCCCTTCGTTTGCGTGGCATCAAGTCTATCAATCCACTGATTTTTTCCTGTGTTTTCTTGTGTTTTGACTTGCATTACTTTATTTACTGTGCTAATATAGTTTATATCAAGGAAAGGAGGTGAACATGACACCATCGGAGATAATCACCAGCATCTCGCTTCTCGTCGCGAGCATCGCGGCCCTCATCAAAGCAGTGACCGGACTCATCAAGGAGATGAGACGGAAACCGAAGAAGAGGAAGTGAGCAAGGGTTCCGGCCAGACCTAGGGGCCGGAACCCCATATCTCCGATTATGCCATGGGACATCATGAGAACGGAATCGATAGTCAGCGCGGTGTTCGCGCTCGGAACCGCCGCCAGCGCATGGTTCGGCTGGCCGTTCGCGCTCACCGCCGGATGTGCCATCGTCAGCGCCGTCTTCGCGCTCATCGCCGGAAGGAAGGACTGACATGGCCGTCGAATACCTGAGCGTCACCGACGTGGCCAAGCGCCTCGGCATCAGCACCGCCGCCGTCAGCGCCTACAAGCTCCCCCAACCGGACGCCCTAATAGGCCGCACGCGCGGCTGGCTGCCAGAGACCATCGACCAATGGAACGCGCAACGCCCCGGACGCGGCGTCGGCGGAGGCAGGCCACGCAAACACAAGACCGAATAAACACGAAAACGCCCCTCCCCCAGCATCAGCTGAGAGAGGGGCGATGTTGCATGTGGGCGCAAAATATTCCAACAGGAATCATTTATGCGAGGTTTTCGATGATCCGCTTCTCGGAATCGCTGAGCGGCCATACCGTCACATCTTCTGCGGCCTTCAGTTCTGCGGCCTTCAGTTCCGCGGCCTTAGCTTCGCTCAGGAGATAGCCGCCGCCGTAGATGGCCTTCTTCACGGCCTTCTGCGAGTCGAGAGCCCTCGTGAACGCAACGTCTGAAGCCTTGACGCAGAACTCGACCTGCCTGCCGATCTTCCCGAGCCTGCTCACGGTAAGCAGTTCACGCGGATACGCGTATTTCGGCGGATGCCTGCGCTGCTCTTTCCTGACGCGCTTCACGGTCTCGTCTATCGCGTTGGCCAGATCCGGCGCGGTGCGGATCAGGTCATCACCGAAACTCGTCACGAACGACGTGTTGACCTGCGCGCCGTTCGCGTATTCGATGGTCGAATCCGTGACGATCATGTGCGCCCCATTACGCGGCGTGCTGGAGAAGATCGTGAGATACGGCGCGAACAGGAAGAACGGAATTTGCTCCGTCCGATAGAACGTGCAGATCTTCGACAGGATGCTGAACGGCGGATTATCCACAACCACCGCACCGCCCGAATAGTCGAACCGCTCGTAGTCGCCGCCCGGATAGAACGGGCGCACCACCTTGCTGGGGTCGATGTCATACTCACGGCATGCCCAGTCCTTTATGGTCTCATACACTGCGGGGGGGGTGTAGCAGTCATCCGTGGTCTTCTTCGGCTTGAATTTCTCCACGAACGCGCCGTAATCGTCAATCGTCTGCTGTCTGATGCCCATTTTGAAAGTCCTAAAAATAAAGCCCCTCCTCCAAAATGGAGAAGGGGCAGATTTAAAAACAGGGTGCAAGAATTTCCACAAGCGCCACTGTTCGTTAAATTTTTCCACGCGAGTTTGATTTTCGAGCGCGAGTTTGAGTTTCACGCCAGAAAATTAATTGCGGCGGAGTGGATTGTATGCGACGCCGAGTCCGGCGGAGATGAAGCCGGCCACGGTGCTGATGTATCCGCCGATCGCGGCGTCACCGAAGGTCATGAAGCCAAGACCCACGCACGATGCGATCAGGCCGAGCACGTACACGACGGTACGCACCTGCTTAGAAAAGACCGGAGTGTACGCGTCCGGCTGCTGATTGTCCTGACCGTCCTCGCGTTCGTTGGTCAGATTATTGACAGTGGTCTCCAAAGTGGACGGTGCTGCATGCTGAGCCATCTGTCCTCCTCCTTAGAATCGTCCCTGGTTGAGCGCCGACTGCAAGGCGCGTACGGTCGCGGGGCCGAAGCTCGCGTCCTGAGCCAAACCGTAATGCGCTTGGATGGCGCGAATGGTGGCCGGACCAAGCAGACCATCAGTGCCACAGCCCAAGCGACGCTGCACGGCACGGATCAGATCACTGCCGCCAGACCCGTAGCGCACCACCGAGCTGTCGATGGCTGGGCGAGCATAGGTGCGCCCGTCGGGCACCTGCTGGCCTGAAATGATGCCGTCCACGCTGGTGCCCATGACCTGCTGCCAACGGCGTACCGTGGCCGGACCGACATTGCCGTCCACTGCGATGGCACCGGAATTGGCGGCTGGAGCGGAAGATTGGGCGCCCTGGCATCGCAGATAGCAATCCCACGGATAGCTGTAGTAATTGCGGATGTTGGTTTCGCGGCCAGTCTGGTCGCCAGCCTTGCCGTAGGCTGTGCCACGCTCGGAGATGGACGCCTGCGCGAGCTTGCCGCCGCCAAGGTAGACGGCCACGTGGTGCACGTCGTTAAGCAGGATGTCGCCCGGCTGCGGATTGCCGTTGGCGGGGAGTCGCTTCCAACCGCGCTTGGTCAGCTCACCGGAGAGGTTGCCGGTGTAGGTGGCGCTGCCGGTGTCGAAGCCTGCCTCGCGCAGGCAGTGGATCACCAGGCTGGAGCAGTCGCAATTACCCGCCGAAGCGTTGAAATTCCAACGGTCGGACTGGCTGTAGCCGAGATTGGCGACGGCGCACCAGTAGCGCATACGATTGATAAGAGTGCTTACGCTTGCCATGTCAGTCCTCCAATCCCTCTACTGCCTTGGCCGCGTCCTCCTCGGACACGACCGGGATGTCAGTGGGCGGCAGACTGTCGCCCTGCGGTGTCATTTCCGGCGTCATGGTCACATCGATCACGACTGCCTCCTTTCCGCCTCTTTCGAGGCAAACGAAAAGGCCACCACTGAAGTGATGGCCCTGAAAATCGGTTTCAGCGCTTATGCGCGCCGTGATTGAAAATGAGGATGAGCGCGAGGAGCAATAGGTAGGCTCCGCCCGCGATGAGCAGTCGTGTCATTGCCGTTCCTCCAAGTATTTTTCGGCGGCTGAGATGATCCAGCATTGCGCGTCGAGTTTTTCGAGCTTAGCCAGCTCGTATCGGACGGCCTCGCTGTGGTCGTGTGACTGGTCGCCGTAAATCAGGCTGATGAGCGTGTTCTTTATCGTGTCACGGCACAACTCGTCCAGCCGCCCGTCAAACCGTTCGGAACGTTCGCCGAGCTGCCTCGTCTTGGCGAAATGCTGGGAAAGCACCGAATTATAAGGCAATCGCTCGGGGTTCACGTGGCTGTAAAGCCCGGTCGCGAGCGATTCGAGCGCCCCCGGCCAGATTTTGAGACATAGTGTGATTACCGCGCACGCGCCGCCCACACCACCAAAACCCGCTAAAAACGTTTGAAACACATCACATCTCCTTGAAATCGTTTAATCTTTTGGCATAGTGCCGCCATCGAAATAATCAAGCCCGTATTTTGATTTCAGCTGACTGTATTCCGCTTGTGAGGTGACAATAACGCGGCTGACTTTCCAGACGGCATGGCCGGTGGTGATGACCGCGATTTGAGGGAAAATGTTCGCTGACGGATAAGCTGTCAGACGTCCCGTCTTGTCAAGCGTGTGAGCACTGTCCCATCCGAATCTGATCGTGCCAGTGCCGGACACAAGCTCGACTCTGGCGCTCACGACGTGCTTGGCCGGCGCATCATTAGTGACATTCCAGCCTGGGAAATCGTTACGGCCAGCACCATTGACGGTGCAAACGGCAAGCGGGCTGGACGCATAATTCGTGATGACACTCATGCCACCACCCCCAGTGCGAGGGTCAGGCTCGGGGCATCGTATCCCCGTCGAAATATTCGATGCTGTCGAGCAGGGTCTTGTTCGCCTGGTATTCGTCCCACGTGCAGATGAGCATGTTCGTCACTGTGACGGTCGGACTGCCTGACTTGACGTGATAACTCATTGATATCGGATGGGAATTGTTGATGATCATCTTGTAGCTGACACGTTGTCTTGCGTTGATGTCGCCATCCGCTCCGATTATCGAGATAGTGCCGCCTGTGACGTTCACCTCGACGCTGATCTGATATGCCGCCCCATTCACGCTCGGAAGGGTCGTGATATTCACCCACTTGTCGGCTTTCAGGGTGATGGTCGAGGATGGGCTCGTGCATAGGTTCGTGACCATCATCGGACATCACCCGCCCGACGAATCGCCTTAATCGCGTGGCATCGTGTCCCCCGAGAAGAAGCCCGGAAGCCCCCCCCGAGCGCCGCGTCATACGTGTCGGCGGCTTCCACGCTCAATTCGCTGATGGCCATACCGGAGGGGACGGCCAGGCGCGTGTCATTGGCGGTCGGGGTGAAGCGGATCGTATATTTCCCGACCGTCTGGGCACTTGGGTATTTGGCCGTGCCGCCGGAAAAGATGCCCATTCCTTTATTCGTCGTATCGTTGCTGACGATCCTGCACGTGCACACGTATTCCACGCCGACCTCGCACGCGAAAGGCAGGTCGATGTATTCGCCTCTGGTGTTGGCCAGCGTGCCACCGGTCATGTACTTCGATATGTCGCCGCCCTTTTTGACGACATGGAAGCCGGTGGGGTCGAACTTTGGGTTCAGCCACAGGTTAATCCTCTGCATTCTCGTCTCCCTTCACGCTTTCGAGCACATCCTTGGGGATCAATTTCATGGCCGCGTTGAGTTGACTGGTCAGGATTGCGGTTTGCTTGGTGAGAGTGCCGATTTGCGCGGAAAGAGAGTCGATGACTTCGTTCGCGTCGGCTGGAATCTGAGTCAAAATAGTCTCCTTGAAATACGAAACCCCCGCAATCCGATTGGATTGCAGGGGTTGAAAAAATTGGAATGCTGGATTAGTCGGCGGCGGTCATCGTGTCGATACGAGTCACCGCCTTAAGCTCGTCGAGTGTGAGGGTGCGTCCGAGATTCGTCTTCACGTCCGTCAACGTCACGGACGTGCCCGTATCGTCGAACGTGGCCAGCACGCCACGCTGGTAGTCGCGCCACGATTCGGCGGTGCCGTCAGCGCTGGAAAACTCCAATCCGAGACGGCACAATTCCGCGCGCACCGACTCCTTCGGCGGACGCAAATCAAGCACGCCAGACGGCTCAGAGGGCGTCACGGCATGCACGGTATCGGTAGTGGTTTCAGTGGTCTCATCGGTCATAATCAATCTCCTTATTGTTGGTTGTTTTGAGGTCGTGGCATGAGGGATTCATAAAAGCGCTCCTCGCACTCATCCAGTGCGGTCTGGCTGGACTCGTCCGATAGGAAAGCGTCAAGGCCCTCGATGTCCTTGGTGACGCTGATGTCAATGCCACTCGACGGCTCGGAATCAACATCATCAGCGGCCAGTGTGGCAATGAGATTCGCGTCCGTCTCATTCGACATGGTGGGCAGACTCATGCCCTCACGCGCCTTATTGCGTGCGGCGGTCAGCGGGTCATTCAACACTTCCCCATCGTCGGACATCATGCTCACGCCGGTCGCGGAATCCGT